TTTGCTCATGTCGGTTCCTTTGTGGCGCCGGGCTTCGTAGCGGGTAGCCGGCTAACCCGTCATTCCAGCGGACGCCGTATCGGTTTCACGGGCTTTTGATTTGGCAGTCAACTTCTTCACGATCACTACCCGCCAGGCAAAGAACGCGGCCAAGAATGCAAACCACGTTGCCAGCCAGTCCCCGTGCAAGAAGATCGCGCCCGCCATCATCACCACGAACGCGGCTGTCAGCAGCCACGCATTGCCGGAGTCAGGGGCCGATTTCCACCAGTTGAACAGGAGAAAAAACCAGATCGGGAGCGTGATGAGTAATGCAGTAATTCCGTCAATCGCTTTCAGTGCTTTCATTTCTGTTCTCCGTAGTTTCGAGAGGCATATGCCTCATGTCCTCTGGCATCAGCCACGTATGAAGCCCATGCGGCTTTTATCCACCAAATCTCGCCGCCCAAACCCTGATGTCGCTGCCTCATACTTCTCCCAACATGGTCCAACACTCCGGGCAGTTGCCTGCTCCCCTCCACAGCATTGGCAAACAAATGATCCTGCAACCGCTGGCCTTCCCATCCTTAATGAGTCGCCCGGAGAATACTGGTGGAGGTCATGGTGGGTGCAGGGAACTACACCGGGACGTGCCATAAAAAGGCTATTTCCAAAATCGTCCGTAATAAACCAGGCCGTCTCACGAAACCCTGCACGTCGCTCCATCATTTTATCTATAGCCCTAGTCGTCAAACTGTCTAGCTCTCCATTCGAGCGAGGCCGACCCATTCGCGCCAGGCACCCACAACCAGTCGTGCATCCGGTACTCCCACCGCTTTCCAGACCCGCTCACAACCCGACCCCATATGGCAACACCAGCCGCGTCGTATACGGTCATGCTTTCGTCGTCAGCGGCGTCATGGATCACATTTTCAATCCGATCGGGCGGGAAGAATGGTGGGCGTGTTTGCGTGCGATCGCCGATGTAGATCAGCTTGCTTTGCGTATCACCCATGAGCATCAAGCTCCCTTGTGTCTCATATCTCGCGTTTTGTTAGCGACAACGCGGTTCACGTCCTGCTCCGTTTCGGCCACGACTTGGGCCGGTCGGTCCATTCGATCATGTCGCTCTCTTGCGCCGGAATATTCGCGCATCTTGCGACCGTTTGTGCCGAGTCACCTTTAAGTGCTGGCACTGACCAGCAGCTCCCGTTCCACCAACGATAAACCAACTCGTTCCGATCAAAACTCGCGGGCCACCAGCCGATCGATGGTGGCGGGCCTTTGTGCCATTTCATCATTCGGTTCCTGCGACACACTTTGCTAACCATTTGTCTACGTCTTCCTTTCGCCACAGCGGCTGCCGGTTTCCCGGCACACGGCATACAGGCGGTAGTGTTTCGGGGTTGGCCGACAGTCGTTGAACGACGGTCTTTTCCTTGACGCGCAGCAGTCTCGCGATATCGGTCTTGTCCAGCAGGAACAAAGCATCATTCATGGTTTTCGCTCACTATCGACGCCCCGGCCATGAGCATGAGTACAACAACCAGGCCCGCGAGGTAGATCAGGATGTACGACATATCGCTTCCATCTGTCCGGCCAGGCTCATGCGGTGCGGCAGTTCTGCGGCCTGGCGCTTGATTTTGGTGGATCGATGCCCGTCGTTGCCCTTCTCTCGCCACTTGGCGCATCGCTCGGCCGGTGTCATCGGCTTCGGTGGTTCGGCGTCCGCGCCCTCGCCAAGCCCGTAATAGGCCACGGTCCTGGTGTTCGGGTGACGTTCCCACGCAACGACGCGGACAACTTTCATGGCTTTCATCTTGCATAGCGCATCAGAGACATTCTTCGGCACCGAGCTAACAGCGTGGGCCAGCTTGAGCTTGTTCATCGGGCCGTTTTCGCAGAGCGCCCGGATGATCCGGCGATAGATGACGGGTACATAGTCCGGCGCCATGCGCGTGAGGGCTTCCTGTTCAGTCATTTTGTCGCTCCGGCTTATATCCATGCTCGACCATAAGGCTGTCGGCGTACTTCAACAGCTTTGCAGCAAGCGCATTGGCCGGCGTGGTTCCGCCAGCGCCTTCGGTCTTGACGGTCATGGCAACAGACCCGTCTTCCTTGTCCTGGATGCAGATGATGATGGTGTTCATTGCTGCGCCTCAATCAACAAGTCGATGAAATGGCGAGCCTTCTTGAGGTCTTCGACGCCACCCTTTGCTTTCCATCTGCTGAGGTACTTGATTGCGCTACCTTCCGCGAATCCAATGTTGTTTCTGTGGATATATTCGAATGGTTGTATCGCCATGTCCTTGTAGTGCACACCACCCACCTGGACTGAAATTGCCGGCCTTCTCTGCATGTCCACATTGTTCTCGATGGGCATCCAGTTACTCTCGATAGAATCAGGAACACACCCTGGACATGGCCCGCTGGCACCTTCGATGTGGGCTTGGTAGGCGCAGGTAGGGCAAAACGCTTCGTGTTTGAATTTCATCCCGCCTTCCTTCTCTTGATGTCCCGGCCATAGGCGCGGGCGTAGTTGCAATAGACGCCATCCTTCAACTGCTCGATGGCGATGAGTTTTTCCCCGGCCGGCACGTCGCAAGTCGCGGGGGCCTTGGCGTCGTGGTTAGCGGTGCCGAGCCATAGCCCGGCCGCAAAGGCGGCGCAGAGCAGCGAAACGCCAACGATAGCCGCGTCGATTGTTTTCATCCGAGTACCTCTAGCCGATCGCATATCGCTTCAAAGTGCTCAAGGTCTTCCCGCGCACGAGAAATCCATTCTTGGTTCCCGCTGGCCAGGGCGATAGCCAGGTCGAATCCTGCGAACCAGCGGAAGAAGCGGTAGAGGTAGAGCATTAGAATGGAATGTCATCAAAGTCCCACTGGTCGCATCCAACGGGAACAAAGTCTTCCGGAACCGGGCCATGCAAGCCGCACACGTTGTTGGTGTAGCGAGAGCATCCATTGCATCCAGTCGGTCTTGACGTCAGGTAATCAAGTTCCTTTTTGCAATCGGCAATACGATCCGCAAACTCGTTCCTGTTCATGCTGCCTCCTTCAGTTGTGAATCTGGCCAGGCGTACCCGACGATCTCCGGGTACTTGCCGGATTCATTGACGCGAATCACGGATGGCGTGGCCAATTGATAGCCTGACATCAGCCATTCGATGGCCTGCGATGTCGAACCAGGCACGAACAGTTGCCCGTCGTTGCGCAGTCTCGGCGCCCGCTTTTCCCACCATGCTTCTGCCCTGGTGCGTGCATAACCATGATGGTCGAGACACACCCATTCCCTGGCGACCCGCTTGATGCCGCTCCAATAACTGACCATCAAACTATCTGGCTTGCCGAGCTTGCGATGCGGTGAGTAAGTGACATCGGTAATGTGATGTTCGATGACGTATGCTTGTCCATCATCGATGATGCGGGCATGACTCGCGGTGACTCTGTGCGGGTCTGTAGCAACCACATCGAATACAGTTCCACAGGTCTTGCACTCAGTGGCCGCAATCGGATTCAGCGAACCGCATTCGTCACAAACCTTCAGCGGTGCTTCATGGGCTGACTTCTTCTTCTGCTCGCGCCCACGAACACGATTGACCGGGCCAAGGTTTTCGATGGTCTCTGTGAAGTCAAGGACGAGGCAGTCATTCTTCCCATCGGCCACACGCATTCCTCGCCCCATGATCTGGACATACAAGACCGGGGACTTCGTGTTCCGCAACAGGACGATGCAATCGACATCAGGGACATCGAACCCGGTCGTGAGTACGGCAACGCTGACAAGGGCGCGAACCTGGCCGGCACGGAATCTTTCGATGCGCTCGGAACGGACAGCTTTCGGCGTTTCCCCGGTCACGATTTCCGCATGCACGCCAAGGCGAATCAGTTCATCCTTGACATGCTCGGCGTGCTTGACAGTGACGCAATAGACGAGCCACTTGTGTCTGTCGGCAGCCAGTCGTACCGCTTCTGCACATGCCGTCGCCACCAATTCCGGCCTGTCGATGGCACGCGCCAGTTCGGAAACGACATAGTCGCCGCCAACGGTACGGACGCCAGTCGCGTCCATCCTGGTTGTGGTGGGCTGCGTGGTAAGCGGCGTCAAGTAGCCGGCTTCCAGTAGCTCATCCATCGTGACATACGCGGCGATGTCGGTGAAGATGGCGTCATCGACCGCCGTCAGCCATACGCCAGAGCCACGGAACGGCGTTCCGGTGGCGCCAATGACGCGCATGTCGGGGCAATACTTGTGCATGTCTGAGATGAACTTCCGGTACATGCCTTCTTCCCCACCTGGTATTGCGTGAGCCTCATCGACGATCAGCAGGTCGACATGGCCAACCTTGGCGGCGTGCTTGTAGAGGCTGCCGATGGTCGCGATGGTAATGGCGTGGCCAAGTTGCTTCTTGCCAACGCTGGCCGACATGATGCCGACAGGGGCATCGGGCCAGATACTGATGAGCTTCTCGTAGTTCTGCTCCAGAAGCTCCTTGTTCGGGACAAGCATGATGATGCGGGTCTCGGGCCACTGCGCGATGGCGTGCTGGCAGAGCCAGGCCAGCATGACCGACTTCCCGCTACCAACGCACGCACTAACTATGCAATGTCCTTCTTGATTGTTCCTAAACCAGTCGAGCAACTGGTCCATGGCACGCTGTTGGTACGGACGCAGGGTGATCACGCTGCCTCCCCAATCCTGGCGCCAAACACCTGGCGGAACTCCTCTACGCCAGCGTCACCCAAGGCCCGCTTGTCGTGGGCCGCGCGGATTTCAATACTGTTGTAATGCGGGTGCGCGCCTTCCGCAATCTCTGACCCGTTGTGGAAGATGTTCCCGGTCAAACGGTTCCGGTACTGAGGGTTTACACCGTCCGGCGTGCCTAGATACTCGGCGAACTTGTCGAGCAGGATTGGTATGAATCGATGCCCATTGCAACCAACGCGCTGCATGTCCAGGCTGATGTCCCGGCCAAGGTGCGAGCAGGACCAGCGTGCCTTGTCAGATGCGTCATTGCCTGTCTCCGGAGTGGCATGCGCGCAAGTGCGGCAATGGGCGCGTGGCACGGATTGACCGTGACAGATGGGGCGGTAGTCACAAAATTTACATTGATACCAACTGGCGTCGTTGCTGATGCGCTCTGGTGGTTCCGCTGAATTGATGATGCGACGGGCACGATCCATCATCCGCTCGTACTGCTCATTGTCGAAGTGCAGCCATTCGGTGTGGATGCGATCGTCGTCCTTGCAGACGGCGTAGTACATGGCCCGGTCGATTCCGAGTTGGCCCATGTAGATGTTCATCTGATGCCAATGCTCCGGCTTGGCCACCACGACTCCCTTATCGACAAGTTCCTTGAAGCTCTTCGCCGAATGAGTCTTGAACTCGCACACGCACCAACTCTTCGGCGCGTAGGGTGTGCCGCGCGCTGCCGCGTCCATGTGCCCGGAGAAATGTCCGCCGATGTCCTTGAAGCCCCACTGTTCTCCGTTCGGCATCGAGTCTGATACCTCGCAGCCGATTCCGCGAAGTTCATCGATGATGACCTTCTCTTCATTCCTGCCGCGCTCGAACAGGCGGTACGTCCGGCCGTCGAAAGTGCGCCGTTCCGCCCATCGGAAACCAAACCAGAGCGCACGTTCGCACGGACCACCGATGATGCTGGCGCCGAGATAGGCGCGCTCCGGTTCAGCCTCACCCAGTTGCCGCCAATGGTCATAGACCTTGACAGCAACGGAGTGGATGGGCTCAGGTACGGCTGCCATTTCTGTCTCAGGCGGCACGCCTCGCCCATGGAGGGGAAGACGCAGCAGGAGCCGCTTGCGCCTGTTGCGAGGCGGCTGGAACCTGAACCGCGCCGGAGATGGCTTCATAACCGGTCACTTCGTTGGAGGCGTCGTACTTGCCGCTCTCGTCGACGCGCACCTTGACCTTGATCTTGACCGGCTTGCCGTGCAGTTGCACGGTGTCCTGAAGCTGCATGACGCCAGTGGCATGACAAAGCGCCGAGAGTTGCGACTGGCCGATGCGTTCGGCCTCGGCAGATTGATTGACCACGTTGATGCGCCCGAAAACCTTGCGGTTCCTGTACTGTCCGTCGAGAACCTCGAACGTGAGGTTCATCATCTGGCCGGTGCCACCCTTGGTCGGCTTGATTTCAGACTCGACGACCTGGGCGATGTAGCTGCCAGCCGGAATCGGCGTGAATGACTGCTGCGGAGCGACGTTTGCCGCGTTGAATTGGAACGATGCCATGCTGTGTTTCTCCTAGATTGTGGTGGTGCGATTGATGGTGGTCTATTGGGACTGGCTAGATCACGAGGCCAGAATCTTCTTGGCGATGTCGCCGAGGTTCGGCGGCTCGAAGAGGTCGAGTGCGCCGGAGCGGTCCTTGGCCTGGTACTGGTAGTCCGGGCCAGTCTGAAGCGCCCGAGTCGGATTCCCGTCAGGGTCTTTCTCGACGCGAAGGACAAAGAACTCGTCGAACAGGTACGGAATCGCCTGGCCTAGCTTGGCTCCCGGCATTGACGGGCCGTAGAGCATGCCGCCAGTAATCTCATCCTTCGTGCGCTCCATCTTGGCCGACATGTAGACGTTCTTGCCTTGCAGGTCGCGGAACGCCTTGATCAAGTCAATCATCTGGACACTCAGTTCGCCATAGGCGGCGCGGGCATCCTTGTTGACCTTCTTCTCATAGGAGAGCACCTGCTCGGCAATCTCCGAGATGGAGTCAAGGCAAACCCACTCGAAATGCTTGGCGTCCGCTGACTCGGACAGGAACTTGTATGCCTCATGCACGTCGGCAATCGAAGCCACTTCGATGACCGGGATATCGACATCGCGAAGGGACAGCAGGCCAGCCTCGGCACTGATGATGACGGTAGGTGCCCCCGTGGTTGCGCAGAGCTTGGTCTTGCCGGCGCCTGCCAAGCCGGCAACGCCGATCTTGAGGCCCGACATGCGGGCGGATTCCTTGGTTGTGGTCAGCCTGATAGCCATCCCTATCCTCCAATTCTCTCGACAGTCACGCTCGGTGACGCCGGCTTTGTAGTAATGAAGCCCTGAACCGTTGCCAGGTCAGGCGCGTTCAGTTCCTGAAGTGCGCGAAAGTGCTTCGTGTTCAACTCAGCACTCCACTTGAATGCGTTCCTGGCGTTGTCGCCGATTTGCTCCCAATGCTCCTGGAGCAGGGCGGTATCGACGCTGCGTGATACCTTGTAAGTGACGCTGACCTTGAAGTCGCCATCGGTCGATGACACGGTTCCTTCGTCGCGGTCCTTGAGCCGCAACGCAATCTCCTTGTCAATGTCACGGCGGTACGCCACCGCCATGTCCTCCTGAACCTTGGCATCGCTGCGAATCTCGGCAAGCGCGGCCAATGGCATGTCCTTATAGCTGACCGGTACGCTGCTATTCATCTTCGTACTCCCCTCGGACCGAGGCCACCATCTGCTCCTCGGCATCCAGCAAAAGCTGGCTCAAGAGCTTGTAGGTGTCGGTGTATTCGGCCCGCTGTCGACTGATCAGGATGCGGGCCACGAGGTTGTGGAATTCCTCGTTCGAATCCGCCAAATCGATGACGCAATCGGTCATCCATTCCTGGTCCTGCATCCGGTTCCTTGCCTCGCGCAGGATGCTGTCCTCCTGCCGTGAGGCGCGGTCCATACGGTCTTCGTAGGCCCGCAATGCGACCGTGTTGCTGTCGCTCGCAAGTAGTTGCATTTCGCCCTCCGTTCTCGTCGCAGATGACCCTGCGCGGCCTCGCGTCCAATAGGGAGGCGAGTGGTGTTGCCCGCCCTTTCCCGGTTCGCGGCGCTCTCTGAGCTAGTGCTACTGCGGGCGGTGCGTCTTGAAGCTGGCGGGTACTCGGTTCGCTTGCGCTGAAGATTTCCCCTGCGCCACTCGGCCTTTCGGTTGCTGGCGGTGTTGCGACCATGGAATGGAGATTACCGAACAGTAATCTAATTGTCAATACCGAACAGTAATATTTTCTGTCACATTGACTGCTCCCCGCCCTAAAGGGCAGGGTTTCCAGCGGAGGTTTTGATGATCCCAAAGCATTACCTAAAAGTAAAACACCAAATGGTATTGACGCGAGGATTACTATTCGGTAATCTTGGCGCATGAACAAACTCCTGAACTACTTGAACAACCTGTCGGAGGATGGTCGTGTCGATTTTTCATCTCGGTGCGGAACTTCGATTGGCTATCTGAGAAAAGCGTGCTCAGTTAAGCAGCATCTTGGAGCAAATATTTGCATCGCCATCGAGCGCGCCACCAACGGCGTCGTCCGTTGCGAAGACCTTCGCCCCGACGTCGATTGGGCCTATCTGCGGGCTACCGATTGCCCGGTTCCAGAGAAGGAGGCGGCATGATCCAGACATCAGGACCAAGAGCATGCAAAGGCGGTCTGCCAGCGACCGTTTCCATGCGTCTGACTTGCCTAACTGCTCTTGATGGCGGTCATCAGGTCTTTCCTGAGTGCCGACATGTCCAGGTCTGCCGAGAGTGCCTTCTGGCATACCGGACATGCGAATACGACGCAGTTCCAGGAAGTCCCATTGCTGCTCTTCCCGCTGACCGGGTTGAGGGTGAGAGCAGATAGTTGTGAGTTTCATCGCGTGCTCCTCGTAGCACCTTCGGCCGGACGGGCTTCCTGTCCGGCCGTTTCTTTTTACCCGCGCCTGACCGTCAACTGGCGTCAAGTGCATTGACGGACGATGACTATGGACCAGCCAGAACTGAACTTGAAGGTGCAGATGCAAGCGGTTGATGCCGCCTTGATCGCCCGCCAATCCTCATTCACCGGGGCGCTGATGCTCTGCCAGCAGTTGTCCGGGCTTGAGGACAAGGAGGTTTGCAAGTCGCTCGGCATCGACCCGGCCCACTGGTCAAGGGTCAAGGTCGGACAGGCACATTTTCCCCAGGAAAGGCTCGAGAAGCTGATGGACGTTTGCGGCAACGAAGTGCCGTTGTTTTGGCTCTCGTACCGTCGCGGCTATGAACTGACACCAATGCTCACGGAAATGGAACGCCGTCTGCTGGTCGAGAAGGCCGAGAAGGACCGACTGGCGGCGGAGAACAAGATTCTGCGAGAGATGCTGACGGGGAGGGCGGTGTGATGAAAGCGATCGAGACAAAGTACAAGGGGTATCGATTTCGCAGTCGCCTTGAGGCTAGGTGGGCGGTGTTTTTCGATGCGCTAGGGATTAAGTGGCAGTACGAGCCGGAGGGGTTCATGGTGGATGACGAAACCCCATACCTGCCTGACTTTTACGTACACATGCGGGAAGACCATGAATCAAGAATTCAACATCCAAACGCAGGATATTGGATAGAAGTAAAACCTGCAGCACCGAATGCTGAAGAAGTTAGAAAGTTGCAGGCTGTGTGCAGCTCAACGATGAGTAATGGGTATTTCTTTTGCGGTGTTCCTGGAGAGTTACCCGTAGTAAGAATAAATGCCATTCCACCACTGTTGCCTATGTCGAAAGAGGCGCAGGAGGCATTTGAGTTCGTTACTTCTCTTATTAAGAAACGTGACAGGGATTTTCTTTCTGGACCGATCGGAAGCCTTGTCTATTCTGCGGCCGTAGATTGCTGCATGGATGGAGACCTAGATATTGCCAAGGTTGGCATGGCAATTCAAGCAGCAAGATCTGCTCGCTTCGAGTTCGGTGAATGTGGAGCAGCAGCGTGATGGCATCCACCGACCTGACCTCAATTTTCAAGGGCGGCTTCGTGGCCATGTCGACGAAGGACGTGTCGTCGTTCAACTCTGCCATGGAGTTCGAGAAGGCGATGATCGAGGCTGGCCTGGTCATCAAGAGCGGAATCGACTTCAGCGGGAAAATTGTCCGCGTTCCCACCGCCTCAAAGCCGAAAAAGAAGAACGGGTGGTACGTCTATTTCTGTGACGGAACTCCGGCCGGTTCCTTCGGAGATTACGAAACCGGAGTTACTCATAGTTGGTGCGCCAGGGAACTGTCAACACTATCGCCGGCCGAGCAGATCGAGAACCGGCTGCGCATGGACAAGGCCAAGAAGCTCCGTGAGGAGGAGCGACAGCGCAAGGCAGAGGATGCCGCAGAGCGGGCACAGGACATTCTGGAGCATTCGAAGGATGCGCCAGCAGACCACCAGTACGTCGTCAGGAAGTGCATCAAGCCAACAGCCGGGGTCAAGATCAACGGGGATGGGGAACTACTGATCCCGATGCGGAACGAGGCCGGCGAAATATGCTCGTTGCAGCGCATCTACCCGGACGGCGAAAAGAAGAACTGGTATGGGGCGCCAAAGGGAATTTACGAGATACCTGGATCAACGGCCAGCGTATTTGTTTGCGAGGGGTGGGCTACTGGAGCGTCGATCAGTGAGGCAACGGGAGCAACCGTGTATGTCGGGTTCGACACCGGGAACCTGAAGCGAACAGCCCAATATGCTCGGTCATTAAACCCCACCAGCCGGGTCATCATCGCGGCCGACAACGACTGTTGGCATGAGGACGGGAAGAACCCAGGGGTGGAGTTCGCACAGGCAGCAGCAGCAGAGGTAGGGGGTCAGGTCATTGTTCCTGACGTCTCTGGAATCTCTGGCAAGCCAACCGACTGGAACGACATCCATGTGGCCATGGGCATAGAGGAAGTCAGGCGCAGGCTTGGCGTCGAGGTTTCTTCAGTGAAGCGTCGGTTCGAGCTGGTGAGACTCGATACCGTCGAGATCAAGGAAACGGAGTACGTCGTCGACAAGCATCTTGAGGCTGACGCCCTTGGCATGGTGTTCGGAGAGCCAGGCAAGGGAAAGTCATTCGTTGTCATCGATATGGCTTTGTGCGTTGCAACAGGACTGGCCTGGCACGGCCATTGCACAAAGCAGGGCGCAGTGATCTACATCGCAGGTGAGGGCCACAGTGGTTTCGCTCGGAGAACCCGGGCATGGGCTCTGGAGCATGGCGTCGATCTGACTGGAGTTCCTTTCTTCAAGAGCACCCGGTCATGTCAGCTTTTCGACATTGCATCGGCGCACGAGGTTGCAGACTCCGTTCGCGACATCTGCGAAGAGTACAACGTCACCCCGACCCTGATCGTCATCGATACCGTGGCCAGAAACATGGGCGGCGACGAGAACAGCACTCCCGACATGGCCAGGTTCGTCGAGCATATCGACGCCCTGCTTCGGATTCCCTACAAGGCCCACGTCATGCTCGTTCATCACAGCGGCAAGGCAAGCCCTGGTCAGGCTCGTGGGTCGACCGTCTTGAGGGGTGCCCTTGATCAAGAGTACATGGTCGAAATGGACGACGCCACACACATGATCCGCCTGACCAACAAGAAGATGAAGGACGGGGAAATACCACCTGAGAAGACCTTCGCGATCAAGCAGGTCGGCCTCGGAATCCATGGTCGGGACGGCAGTGAAATCGTCGGCGCTTGCCTTGAAACAGTCAACATCAGCGGCGTGATCAACCAGCTCAAGGAGAAGAGGGAGCACCTTGGCAAGAACGAAGTGAGGGCACTGAAGGCGCTCGAATCGCTCGTTTTCGCTCGGAGTCGCGAGGGGATGGACAACATCGTCTCTGTCGATGACTGGCGCGAGGTGTGCAAAAACCACGACCTTAACAAGGACAGATTCAGAGAGGTCAAGACCTCCCTGGAGGCAAAAAAGAAGGTCGCCATCACCCCGGGAGGCAATGTCCGGTTGATGTACGAGATCGAAACAGACGACCGAAAGAGCGCGAAAGAGCGCGAATCGCTCGAAATCGCTCCTAGCGATGGGGGAGCGAAATGAGGCGCGAAAGAGCGCGAAAGAGCGCGAAAGAGCGCGAGCAGATGCTTATCGGAGCGAAAAAAGGAGCGAAATTGGGGAGGGTGCCCGGAGGGTAGCACCCCCTATTAAAGAGGGTGCTCCCCCATTTCGCTCTTTTCGCTCCAAGCATCCGAGCGATTCGAGTGTCAGGCATGAGGAGACAAGGATGGGAAAGAGGAAATTTTCAGGGAATAAGCCGGATGGAGGGATGCCAATCGCAGAAGTGGATGGGTTCGTTCTTTACAACATCCCGAGATACACGACAGAGGAATTCTTCGGGTTCAAGTTGGTAACGATCAATCCGCGCCAGATCAAGGGGAACTATTGGATTTCATATTCAAGGTCAATGGGCAGGTTTGTGAAGGGAGGCGATTTTTGGCTGCTAAAACAGAACAACCCAGACATCGCCGACAAGGTGTTCAACATAGTTAATGATTTTGCAAATGAGTGAATCCGCCGAGCAAATGAAAGTCGTCGAATGGTGCCGAATAACCGACTGGAAACGTAGGGAATCTGGATTGGAGGCTTATGGACTTGAGTTGATTATCCACATTCCCAATGGGGGATTGCGGTCAAAGTCGGAAGCGGCCAGGTTGAAGGCCATGGGCGTGTTGCCAGGAGTTAGCGACCTCTTTCTGCCGGTCATGGCGATGGATGACCAGGGAGAGACGTATGGAGGACTGTGGGTCGAGATGAAGGGATTGGACGAGAGGGGGAAGAAAGATGGCCGGGTCAGCAAAGAGCAGGCCGACTGGCTGGAGAGGATGAGGCGGCGCGGATATCGCGCCGTCGTCGCATTTGGGGCGGACGAAGCCATCAGGGCGATTGCCGAGTATGTGGGAATTCGGCATGTTGGGATGGCCGATGCCCCTTAACCGCCATGCCAGGAACCAGCTTGACGCCCGCGTCCTCGCGGCCCTTGCCACCAGCGAGTGGCAGGGCGCCCTCACCATCGCCCGACAGCTTGGACTGCCATGGCAGCCGGTCAGCTACGCGCTGCGGCGGCTCTACTGTCTCGGCAGGATCGAGCGGCACGAAGTCGAATGGGTGGCGAAGAAGTACCGGATCAAGAAGCGGCTCGAGTACCGGAAACCGGCACCCATGGCCAGGATGCCCAAGTGGCTTAGTCCGGAAAGAGTAGCTCCCGTTACGGGCGGCGGTACTGTGCGAATTGTGATTGGGGTCGGGATGGTTGGCAGAGGGGTGAGGAGGTGACAGGCCATCACCTGGCGGCAGGATGGCCGTTCCTGGAGGCGAGCTTGACCAGGGGGATGGGGTAGGGTAGGCGAGACGGGAAAATCG